AGACTGTACTATCAGCTAGTTCTGTATAACTCATTTGTCTAATCTCCTTAAATTTAATTGATATTGATACCGTACTCGTTTAGTAGCCTGCTTGATAGAAATGTGGGTATACTCAGAATCTGAGACATTCCTACCAAGGGCTACATCTTTACGGTTTATATAATGAATAAACTCGCTTGCTCTCATCCTCCAAAGTACTCCTTTAAATCACAATAAATAGCGTGCATAATTTCAGTATATCTTTCTTCATTAACACGTTCATTATTTATTTCTTTTAGTTCTACAAATACTTTAGTGATAAGAGCTTGAAAGGGTTGTTCTAACCATGGCTTAGGAGGAGGTTCTTTTAACAACGCCTTATTTAGCTCGGATGGATGTTCATTTATCATATGTTCCATAAGATTATTGTCAGGTTGATTGATAAATATATCATCAACATATCTATTGTCTTCTTGCACACAAAAAGGACATGGCTCACCATTACCGACTGCTAACATACCTGTTACATCTATTTCTCTAGCCATTTCTGTCCTCCTTATCTATTTTATTAACATCAATACCAAGTTTCTTTTCTATATTCTCGATACGATTTAATATTATTCTAGCTGTCTCTCTTAGTTCTCTAACTATATCATCATAGATACTCATTTGTTCGCTCCTTATTTAAATTGTTGGGCTACTAGTCGCTCCTTGACGTTCACCCACGCACCATTAGTCTATCAGAATATTAAAAATCTCCAGGTGCTACTTGGAAACAAGTTAATCCTATTCTACGCCACATATCTACAACTTGATTCCTATCATCAATGACATAATGTATAAAGTATTTATCTTTAACATATTTTTTATAGAAATCAAACTTTAATTCATCATCTTTACGATAGTCATTAGCTGCTCTCATATGTAGACTGTAATTACCTCCCAAGCCCATAAATTCACCTTCCACTATATTATGATATTCATTCATATAATGGTTTAACCAAGCTTCAGTAAGACTTTTACAATCAGGATATTCTTTACCTTGAAACTTACCAACACGATATGATTTATCTTTACGCTCTGACCTACCAGGAAATGTTACATTCTCTCTACCTGATAGAAATATTACCTCACTGTTTGGAAATAAAGCCCAGAATGAGAATATATTTATAAATACAGCAGAGTTAGGTAAGTCATCACCTACATAAGCATACTCATAAGCTTTCCTATGGTCACCGATACCAAGAGCTGCTGTTCCATCGATATCTACTATTATTGCATCTTTCATTTGTTCTGTCTCCTTGTTATTAAATATTTGGGACTACCCTGCATCCTTAAATCAAACATTATGGATATCTCTATCACTTTGCAGGATTGTTTGTCGTTCTCATTAAGGTTGTAGTCCCTAATTTACATGTTAGTGAGCTGTGACGGGATTTGAAGATACCCGCAAGCATGTAGTACAGCGTTCACTTGTTTCATCATTAGACTGTCGTCTTATACCTCATATCTACACGTTGCGATTATAGATACATTGGTATTACCTATCATAGGTTAATGATTAAATGGCCTACCTGTCGCTGAAACAGTGTTTATGTAGACCCAAGCGAGAAAGACTCTTCTCTTTATGTATTACTACCCTACTACTTATGACGTTGATTAGACTGCTACTTACCATTTGATAAGCTAGCGACTACAACGTCTGTCACAATACCTGACCACGTCTTTCAATATGGTTCACAGGTTTCACAAATGTAATAACATAAAGGAGCTACCTTTACATCACTACCTCACTAACAATATCTATCCATATATATCCTCCTATTTAATAATAGTGAATATGAATAAGATAGAATTATAATTATTTAAGCCAAGACATTCTAGAACAACTACCATATTGAGGAACTATAAGGGTTCGTCCCCGTTCGTTACACTCGGTAAAGTTTTCTATCACTGAATCTTACGTGTTATTCCTATTTATATTAAGGCACGATTTCAATCGACCTTGGCTGATGGCTGGAATACGCTCCTATTTAATGTATCACGCCAGATACAACCATTTAGTTGCGGAGGCAGGAATCGAACCTGCTACCTCTTGGTTATGAGCCAAGCGAGCAACCATTACTCCTCTCCGCGTTAGTTTTAAATCTCTATAACCACCAAGTACAATAGTATATATGGTGAGATTAAACTTTTATCTTAAATGGTAGAAACCATTGTTATCACGATACTGATGTCTATTACTACCAGTTCTAGCTAATGATACTCTATCAGCTCTATTAACGTGAACACTACGATATGGTGTTATTCTATTACCATTGTTGTCATAATCTCTCATCTTTATTTCCTCCTAGGTTATCCTAATAACAAGGCAATAGACTGCTTAACGCTTATGCTATCACCTTGTATCAGGCCAGTCACAGTATGATTGGACTGAACATCATCATACGATGTAGTTAGTTTTTATCGTTACCGTAGATTATATCTAGGATAGGACTGATACTCATACCTAGCAGAACTATCCATATAACTATTAGAGGCTCGTAGTGTAGACCACGATACCAATGATTGACTACAAGTATAGTCATTAATATTTGTACTACTATAGGAGCGTATTTGCCCCATTTATCAAAGAAATCCATAGCGTTGTACTCCTGTGTTGTTTGTGTAATGTTTATACCTAATAAAACGTTTTAAGGTGTGAATAATAAAAATACATACGAACGAAGTGAGATAATGAAGATAGCTATAGAGATGCATCACTAGGATACATCCCTATGCTAATTGGAAGGCTATTGTGCGGTAACTGAGGAAATATCAGATTCATCAACACTATCATCTATCTCAACGATGTCATTCATCTGAGCTTTGGTGATAACTTCTTGAGATTCTCTATCCCAGTAAGCTGTAGCCAAATCTTCATCTTCATAATCAAGAGCTGTATCAGCATCTACATCATCAAGAAAGATAGTAACTAAAGTCTTCTTGATAGATACTTTGGTAGTATCTTGATTTGGTTGAAGTAAAGATAGTCTACCAGAGCCTTGAGCAAATACTGAAACTTTCTTTGCTGGTTGAGCTGAAGAGTAGCCAAAGGTATCATTCTTGAAACCTCTGAAATATACTTCAATGAATCTCTTGTTTCCATAGCCTAATATATTGTCTGCAAACTTCATTGTTTCTCCTTTCCCTTGTTGGGATTTGTTTGGAATTGAAAATAACGAAAATCGCTATTTGAAAAAACTACTTGGGGGGGTGTACCTAGTAAATATAGCTGAATAACAAAATGTATCAATTTTTAAAACTTGCCCTTGTATTTGTAATAGTAGGTATAGTATATTATTTGGTTCATGAGACAATATATAACATATTATCACCCTTTAGGCACCCCTGCAATGGTTCTACCTCGAGGGTCAGAAGTTGGGTTTACTCTCCATATAGGATAAAGAGGTTTGTCCCCAATAGTCTCGTAAATTGTTTTAATATAAATCTTAGTATGGGTCGATGAAACCTACTCTATGAAGGCAAGATGAGAATGAGAATGTCCGTAGGAGACTAAATAAGCTTGGTTTACTGAAAGTAGGAATCTAGTGTACTGGCTAAAGAGGAAGTTTAAAATTAAATATCTTTTCTGCTCAGGGACACCTACGCCTGGCTCACACTATTAGGAAATAGTGTTCGCATTGTTTATATTTAGTATATGTCTAAAGATAAAAATAATAAAGTTACTTATACATTAGAGATAACATACAATCCAGATACTGATGAAGTAGAGTATATAGCTGAAGGTTTTGACGATGAAGTAGACTTTACCCCTATTACTCCAAATTATATAGATAAAGACTATACCAAGTTTATTACTTCTGAAGATATGGAAATGATAAAAGATGTATACGACATAGAAGAAAACTAATGAGAGTATATTTAATAAGAAAAATAGAGCATGTTGTCTACGATAAAGATGATGTATTGCCTTCTCATATAATACCTAAAGATAATTGGCGTACATCTAAAATAGGTGACTGGGTAAAGACTGATGATGATTGCATTATTCAGATTCTTAGAAAAGGTAAAATGCTTCAAAGAGATAGAGAGCTTAATTATGTAGGTACTTGTACTGGAACATTTATTTGTAAGAACTCTATAAATATGGATACGAAGAAAAGAACTAATATATATTCATTTGGAGGAAGCACTACTCCGTCAGAAGTAGTAGAACAACGAAAAGAATTAACAACTAATGAGCATTTATTTGTTACGTATTTACAGCAAAAGATGAAACCTGTAGATGCTTATTTAAAAGCTTTTCCTACGAATAACCCTAGTTATGCAAAGGTAAAAGCGTATAATTTATTTAAAACACAAAGGGTAAGGACTGCTATGAAAGAAGAACTTAAGCCTGTAATGGAAGAGTTAGGTATAGACGATAGATTAGTATTAAGTGGTATTAAAGCTGAGGCATTATCTGCTGATAAGGCTGATACAAGACTTAAAGCATTATTTAAACTAGCTGATATACTTGACTTAGAAGAAAAAAGCACAACTAAAACACATCAAGTAACAGGTGCTGTATTCCAAGGATTTACAAATGATATGCTAGAAGTTGCTGAACGAAAAGAATTGACAGATGGAAAGAAATAAAGTTGAATCTGTAAGACTAGAAACTCCTTTTGGGGCTATTGAAAGTGATAGCGGCAACCATAGTGTAGATGTCATTACTATAGGTGCATTAATTATTGTTCTTTATATATGCAAGAAAATATACTTTGGTAGATGATAGAAGAGGTAATTAGTATATGGCTAATATTAATTTTAATGACGTATCAAAACAAGAAGAAGCATTAGAATTAGCTAAAAAAGATATGATATCTTTCGGGAAGTTATTTCTTCCAGACGATTTCTTAAGGAGTGAAACACCTCCTTTTCATTATGAAGTAGCTGATACCATAAGCAATATAGACAAAAAACAGGTGGCTATCATACTCCCACGTGGTCATGGTAAGACCGTACTCACCAAATGCGATATACTCCGCAGCTTCTTGTTCTCATCCGAGCCTCTGTTTTATGGCTGGGTATCAGCTACTGCTAAATTAGCATCAGGTAATATGGATTATATTAAATATCATTTAGAATTTAATGAACGTATTACCTATTTTTTTGGTAATCAAAAAGGAAGTAAATGGACGGAGGTAGACATTGAATTACAAAATGGATGTAAACTTATTTCGAAATCGAATATCTCAGGGATTAGAGGGGGTGCAAAACTACATAAAAGATATGACCTTATCATCCTCGATGACTTCGAAGATGAAAACAATACTATCACAGCAGAAGCCAGAGCAAAAAATTCGAATCTTATCACTGCTGTGGTATTCCCTGCACTTGAGCCTCATACTGGTAGGTTACGTATTAATGGAACTCCTGTTCACTTTGATTCTTTTATTAATAATCTTATCGTTAATTATGATAAATCTAAAAAAGAGAGCAGTAAGTTTTCTTGGGACATTATTTGCAAAAAAGCCATAGATGAAAATGGTGTAATGCTTTGGGACTCCTGGTTTGGAACTAAAGAAATGGAGCGTAAAAAGAAGTTCTATGCTGATTCAGGACAACCATCAAAATTTTATCAAGAGTATATGATGGAAGTACAAAGCGAAGAAGATGCAATGTTTACTCGTAAGCATATAAAATATTGGGAAGGTTCTTATAGTTATGATGCTGAAGCAAATATTTCTTATTTAAGTATAGACGGAAAAGACATTGAACCTGTAAATATATTTGTAGGCGTAGACCCAGCAACAGATAGTGCAAGACGAGAAGCAGATTATAGCGTATTATTAACTATTGCTGTTGATATGAATAATAATATATATGTAATTGATTACATAAAGAAAAGGGGCATCCCTGTTTTAGGTATTCCAGGAGAAGATAAACTAGGTATTGTAGATTATATGTATCAAATAGAAAAGCAATATCATCCTACATTATTTACAGTAGAAGATACTGCAATGAGTAAACCTATATTTCAAGCATTAAGAGCAGAAGCTAGAAGAAGAAATAATTTTAATGTCAGATGGAAAGAAGAAAAACCAGGAAACAGAATGTCCAAAAGAGATAGAATACAAGAAGTACTGGCACAACGTTTTTCAATTGGACAAATACATATTAAAAAAGACCATCATGATTTGTTTCATGAAATTATTACATTTGGACCACGTATGAGTCATGATGATACTATAGATGCACTTGCATACGCATGTAAATTTTCAAGACCTATTATAAATATAGTAGAAGAAAAACAAAAGTTTTATAGAAAGAAACCAACTGCTAAAAGCTGGATAGTTGCATAGTGGATATACTTGCATTAATAGAAACGTTTGGAGTTCCAGTTGCTATGAGTATTGCATTTGGTTTTTTTATTTGGAAACAAAATAACTGGATACAAAACGAACTACAAAAAGAATTACGAGAATCTTTTGAACGATTAGAAGATATGATAGATAAAGACTTTAGAAATATAGTTATTGGTCTTATAAATGCACAAAAAGAAACTCAAATTAAAATAAGTGAAATAAATAGAAGTTATAAAGCTATTGTCGAGATAATATGTATGTTAGAAGACAATGGATTAAAAAAGAAATGGCTTCAGAAAAAAACAGTAGAAGAAGACTGGTAAACTTTATTATATTAAGATGCTAAATACCATAAGGAATTTTAATGGCAAAAATAGATAAGGCAGTTCAAAAAGTACAGAATTATTTTAATTCTGCTAAAACTACACAACGAACTCAATGGGAACATATAAATCAAAAAGGATTTGATTTTGCTAATGATAATCAAATTTCAGAAGGAGAAAAACGTTCCTTAGAAGAGCAAGGTATGCCTACTTTTACTATTAATAGAATAATACCTGTAGTCGAAATGCTTAATTTTTATGCTACAGCTAAAACTCCTAGATGGCAAGCAGTAGGTGCTCAAGGGGATGATATAGATGTTGCTTCTATGTTTTCTGATATAGCTGATTACATATGGTATAATTCTCATGGAGAAGTTTTATATAGTAACGCAATAAATGATTGTATAACAAAGTCATTAGGTTTTATGATGGTTACTGTAGACCCTGATGCCGACCAAGGAATGGGTGAAGTAGTTATTACACAACCAGACCCTTTTGATATATTTGTTGATGAAAAATCTAGAGATATATTATTTAGAGATGCTTCTTATATAATGATAAGAAAAGTATTACCTAAAGGTCATCTAGTCAATAAATTCCCTTTTGCAAAAAGAAAAATAATGAATGCTGAATCAAACGATACTTCGTTTATAGCGTATTCAGAAAAAGCCACCGATATAGAACAAAAAGATTTTAATTATAAAGATATGGCTTTAAATGATTCAATACACGAAAAAGAAGAAGATAAATTAATTGAGTATTTTGAATTATATGAAAAAGAAAAAGTAGAATATATGAATGTCTTTTTAAGAGTTTTGCCTGACGAAAGAACTCAAAGACAAATAGTTGAACAAGCAAAAATTGAAGTAAAAAGAATGGAAGAAGAAATGACTGTTGCTTTTAAAGAAAAGTCATTGCAAATGCAGCAAGCTGTTGAAGCTGGAGAAATGCTTCCTGAAAGAATGCAATTAGAAATGAAAAAAGAACAAGAGATGATAGCTAATCAGTTAAAATCTTTTGAAATAGAAGTAACAAATAAATTGCAAGAAGAAAATCAACAAGTTGAAAATCAAGTATTTTCTAAAAAAGAATTTGATTTAATTCTAGAATCTGAAACAGATATTAAAGATAGGATAGTAGATGCTATTGGATTTAGAGAGAATAGAGTTAAAATGACTAGAGTAGTGGGAGATAAAAAGTTAGATGAAAGCTTTTTACCGTTAAAAGAATATCCTATAGTTCCATTTCATTATAAATGGACAGGAACTCCACTACCAATATCAGCAGTATCTCCACTTATAGGAAAACAAAGAGAATTAAATAAAGCTCACCAACTTATGGTACATAATGCATCTTTAGGAAGTAGTCTTAGATATATGTATGAAGATGGTTCTATTGATGTTGACCATTGGGAAAGATATTCATCATCTCCTGGAGCTTTGCTTCCTGTTAGAAGTGGGTTTGAGCAACCAACTCCTGTTATGCCTTTTCAGTTAAATAATGCATTTTTTGGATTAGTTAATCAAGGCAAAGGTGATATGGAATACTTAGCAGGAATATATTCTGCTCAACAAGGAGATACATCAGCATCTCAAGATATGCCTTATCGTGGTATGCTTGCTATGGATGAGTATGGAACTAGAAGAATTAAATATTGGTTAAAGAACAGCATTGAACCTGCATTAAGACAACTTGGAGAAGTAGTTAAACAATTATCTCAAAATGTTTACACTGCTAATAAAGTATTTAATATTATACAACCTAATGAAATTTCAGGAGAAAAAAGAGTAGAAATTAATATTCCTATATATAATGATTATGGTAAAATAATAGATAAATATTATGATTATAAATCTGCTAAGTTTGATGTTAGAATAATTTCAGGCTCAACATTACCTGTAAATAGATGGGCATATTTAGAAGAATTAAAACAATTACTTCAAATGGGAGTAGTTGATGATATAGCTGTACTAGAACAAGCTGATATTAAAAACAAAGAAAATATTATTAAAAGAAAATCTTTATATTCACAATTACAATCTCAAATATCTAGTCTTGAAGAACAAATAAAAGACTTAAAAGGTAATAACGAAACTTTAGAACGACAAGTTATTCAATCTAAAATACAATCTAAAGTTATTGGAAGTTCTGCAGAAATAGAAAAGCAGGTTGCAAATACAAAAGCTAATATATATAAAGAAGAGCTTGAAGCTAAAGCAGCACATAAATTAAACAGAGGTTTAATGAAAAAAGATTTAGAAAGAAGGCAAGAAAAAATAAAAGAAGCTAATCGAAGAGATATAATTGATTAGGAAAAAATATATTGCCTTGTTAGATTTAGATGTAAAAAAAGGGGAAGATAATGGCAAATGACCAAAGTAGTAACCCAAATAATGAACAATCTATGGCAGAGGACGCAGTATTTGGCTCTACTGAATCTTTCTTTGACGCTCTTGACAATGATGTCAATGGTATGATAAAAGAAGATTCTCCTGTAGAAAATAAAGAGGCAACTCCAGAGATGGACCCTCAAGTATCAACAGCTGAATCGGGTTCTGAGCAACCTTCTGAAAATGATAATTGGAAGAAACGTTATTCAGATTCCACACGTGAAGCACAAAGAATAAAGGCTGAGTTAGATGAACTCAAACCCTACAGTCCTGTGCTAGAAGCGATGAAAAAAGATAGTGGCTTAGTGGAACATGTAAGGGATTACTTTAAAAAGGACGAAAAAAGTATTAGAGATAATTTGAATCTTGATGAGGACTTTAGATTTGATACTGACGACCTTATAGAGAATCCTGACTCACAATCCCGTAAAGTCTTCAATGCTATGGTGGATGGTGTTGTTAAAGAAAGAACTTCAGAAATGATTAACAGGCAAGATGCTGTTAGACAACAAGAAGCTCAAAAAGAAGCTATTAAAAAGCAAGCTGAAGAGTTTCGTGTTAGAAACAATCTTACTGTTGACCAAATGAGAACTTTCTTAAATGATGCTGAACAAAGATTCAAAGGCGGAGTATTATCATTTGATGATATGTATTCTTTGCTAAACAGGGATAATGTGAATCAAAATGTAGCCAAAGCAACCAAGGAAGATATGTTGACGCAAATGAAAAACGTCAGAGAAATTCCGACTAGCCAAGGAAACGCTAATAATGCTGGTACAAAATCTAATGTAGATGATGATGTATTTGATGTATTAAATAGCGTTGATGGTAATCTCGATAACATGTTTGGCTAGATAAAACAACTAAAAAGACTATCTAGCTTAACTAACTTCACATAAATGTGGAAAGGATAGTCTCATGGCAGATTTATTCAATTTATCGAATTTGGATGTCTCTCCTGTTTCTAGTAATGGCCCTGGTGCTGGTACTGGTTTATCAACTGGAGATATGCGTAGACGGTTTAACTTTGGTGACAGAGTTTCTGAACTATCTATCGCTCAAGACCCATTTTTTCGATTCGTAAGTAAAGTGGCTAAAAAGCCAACAGATGACCCTCAATTCAAATTTACTGAAAAGAGAGGCTCATATCATAAAAGGTATGCATACCTAAAAGCAATGGCAAGTGATTTTGCAACTGCTTTAACAGGCAACTTAAATGCACAAGATGCTGTAGGTGATACTTTTTATGGTAAATTCGGTACTGACTACTCAAGTCAGGGTAACTTAGTAAATAGGTTTGGTAAAACTCCTGATTATGAAGAAGGTGATGCTAATACAGCTCCTACTTTTTTAATGGAAGGTCAATTAATTAAAGTTCCTGTAGCTTCTGCAAATAACGCAGCTGGTGCATCTTCTGTAATTGATTATCAAATTATTAAAATTACTAATGTTGCTGATAATGGTAATTATAAAAACGTAACAGGTACAGTAATAAAAGGTGTTGATGCAGGTAGATTTTATATGGGTATACCTCTATCAATAGCTCAAGGTGCTGGTACAACAACTGAAAGTGAAGAAGCTTTAGCTCCTTTCAAATGTTATGTTGTAGGTTCTGCTCATGCTGAAGGCTCTGGTTATCCAGAAACTTGGCAAGACCAGCCTTACTCAACAAACTATGGAAGAACTCAAATATTCAAAACTTCTCTAGCTATGACAAACACAGCAATGGCTACTCAACTAAAACATGAATCTAGTGAGTGGGCAAGAATGTGGAAAGAAAAGCTAATAGAGCATAAGTTTGATATTGAAACTTCTTTATTGTTTGGAACTCAAAATGATACATATTACACAACTCAAGGTGCAGTTGACTATATTAATAGTTATGGTAATTCATTTTCACTAGACACTAACACTAAGACTTCAGATGATTTCTTAGATGATATGTCAGCGTACATGGACCCAAGATATAACTCACAAAGTGCTAATGTGTATTTTGCTAGTACAGGCGTATATAACTGGTTACATAAAATGGGTGGATACTTTAAGAATAATCTTGAAATTTCATCTAACTTTAAGTCAGATATTGCTATGACTGGTAAAAAGAAAGTATTTGGTGTAGATATCACTTCTTTCTCAACTCCATATGGTGACCTTAACGTGGCTAGAAATATCCACCTTGATGGAACTAATGTGAAGATGCTTGGAATTGATATGAAGCACTGTGCGTATCGTCCACTAGTGGGCAACGGTATCAACAGAGACACTTCAGTTTACGTAGGTGTGCAAACACTTGAAAACTCTGGTGTTGACCGTAGAGTTGATTTAGTCTTAACCGAAGCGGGAATGGAATGGTCAATGCCTGAAGCTCACGCTATCTGGTTATAAGGAGGGTTAGATTATGGCAAATCCAATGTACGGACAAAATAAAGCTGATGCTAGAGTAGGGATTCTTACAAATCCTGGTCTACCTCCAGCAGGGATTGGTGGTACAGGAACTTTAACAATAGATATGCTATTAAAGCAAGTTCTTGAAGAAGACCCTGGAGGTGCTGCAACTTGGACATTACCGACAGCTGCTTTAGCAGTTGCTGGTATTTCTGGAGTTGAAGTTGGTGATTCTTTTGACTTTTGGGTTATCAATACTGACGGAACTGCTGCTGTTGCAATTACTATTGCAGCAGGTTCAGGTGGTACTGCAGTTGGTAACATGGAAGTAGAATCTGCTGATACTATT